GGCATCGGGCGCTGGGCCTTCTGCGGGTTCTCGAAGTATTCCTTCGACATCGGCGGCGGACGGAAGTCCGTGGACTTGTACGCCAGGTCGAGTTTCTGGAGGACGTTCGTGATCGAGCCGACCGTGAATCCAGTCGCGCTCGGGTACGTCTCGACGTGGTTCGCCCACTTCGCGTGCGTGTCGGGGTCGATGCCAGCGACGGTGCCGCCGCCGTTGTATTGCGTCGATCCGTCACTCTCGAGAGCGTGCTGGCCGCTGTCGTTCTCGGTGATGAACACCGGGATCGAGAACATCTCTTTCGCGCCAGACGCCTCCATCGTGGCCGAGTCGGGAACCGCCCACATGCGGCTTTCCCAGGCGTTCATCTGGTCGGTGTGCAGGTTCTGCTGCAACTCGAACCAGTAGTCCTTGTAGGCGTGGAACCGGGCCTCCTTCGAGGACCGCGATCCACCGGAGTTCAGCATCACCGCCTCGTCCGACCACGCGATGTAGTTCAGGAAGAAGCGCCAGCCCGCAGACCACTGCGTACCGGTCTCGGAGATCGAGTAGCTGATGTCCTGCCCGGGCAGGTACGAGATGTCCTTGTTGGTCGCGGACAGGTACACGCGGTCTTGGATGTTCGAACCGCCCCGGAGAACGTCCGACATCTGCTGCCCGCGCAGCATGTAGCCCAGAGTGCCGTAGTTGGTCTTCTGGGCGTCGTTGATCACGTCCTTGTTCGACGTGAAGATGGTCGGCCCGGTCAGTTCCGCGAACTGCGTGAACGCCTTGCCGCCATATGCGGTGAGAGCCATGAGGTTGGTTTCCTGGTACTGCGCCCCACTGGGGCGCGGGAACTAGCCAACCGCTTGGCGGATCTCGTCTGCCGTCTTGCCAGCCTCGATCATGTCGAACACCATTCGAGCACGCTGCGCCTCGGAAGGCGGTGCAGATCGGGTGTTCCGACCAGGGGACAATGGGGTTCCGGTCTCCGCTTTGCGGTTGGCGACGGGTGGCTCCTCCCTGACGGCAGGCGAGACCCCCAGCGACCGGACAGACGCTTCCAGCAACGCATCGAAACGCTGCTCGAGAGTCTTGCTCTGGTCGCTAAAGGACCCGTCCTTCGCCAGCAACTCCATGCGCGGTCGCACTTTGTCTTGGAAGAACCGGTCATCACCCAGCTCGGAGAAACGCTCTCCGAGCCGCCCTCTGGAGGCCGAGATGTGGGACATCTCGGTTTGCTGCCTGTTCTGAACGACCCCCGTTTCGAGGGTTTTCAGGCGCTCAGACAGCCCGGCGATGACGTCCGCCAGAGGACCCGTCGCTTCCCCGTCGTCCGCAAGCGCCTCCTGCAAGGGCTTCAGCTTGGCGCGCAGGTCCTCCAGCTCCGACTTGGGCGTCGGTTCGGATGACGGTGCGGCCTCGCTGTCCTTGAGGCGGCTCTCGAGGTCTCGGAGTCGGCGAAAGGTGTCTTGCTCCGCAGCCAGCGCGTCTGCCCGCTTTTCCCCTCTAGCTAGGAGGGTGTCGCGATCCAGGCCGGCCAGCTCCTCGGCAAGAAATCCCGACCGCAGGAGGGCTGTCCGGGCTCGATCGAGCCTCGGATCCTCCTTGGGCGGGGTACCGGAAACAACTTCACCCGCAGGCTGGTCCGGAACGGACTCTGCGGGTTGCTCGGGTTCGGGCGCCTCAACCGGATCGGCCGTGACGTCCTGAGACTGACCAGGAGGCGCGTCCATCCCGAGGAGGGCGGCCAGCTTCTGATCTGATTCTGCTTCGTTCATGTGCTTCTGTTCCTAACAGTTAGACCCAATCGGGTCAATACCCCACTCCGGAGCCGCAAGGTCCGACGCGGCCCAGCCGGCTTCGGTCATGCCGCAGTCCCCGTCCCCCTCCCAGTCCTGATCTCCAGGCGGTGAGATCCACCCGCGCTCGACCAGCTCGTCCACCACCCCGGACGGCATGTGGCACGTCGTCTCGGCGCACCACTGGAGCCGCGCCATGCAGAGCCAGCCGAGAAGATGGTCCTCAGTCATACGTCCAACTCCCCGCCGACTGCGCCTTGAACTTGTCCACGTCCGCCTTGCCCTCGAAGTACGGCCGTCCATCATGGTCGAACTTCTTCCAGATCCGCTCGATCCCGCTGCCCTTGCGCGGCAACGAGTGCGAGACGTGCCTGCGGTCCAGCACGCGCGGCTCCGGAGCCGTCGCAATCACCCGCTTTACCCGCTCGCCTTCAATCGTCACCCAGCGACCCAGCGGGGGGCGCTGGCCGACGTGCATGAAGTGCTCCCGGGGCTCTCCGGCCTTGGTTACGAAGTCGTACGTCGGCATGTCACGCCCCCAGCCCCACAACGATCGCCTCGAGACCATCCAGAATCGCCTGCTCCGCCGGGTCGATCCCGTCCGCCAGCAGATCCACCGTCTCGCCCGGGTCCGACACCACGTCGTAGAGTTCGACCGTGGTCAGCGTCCAGATCGCCTTGAACCCGTTCTGTTCGCACGCCCGAGACAGGTCCGTGTGCGGGCCAGCGCCAAGCGGCTCGAATCGCTCGATGAAGTTCCACCCTCGCACCGACCGAAACGCGCCACCACCATACAGCGACACCGAATCGAGTTGCGGCTGAGGCACCAAGTCCGAACCAGGCAACAGCCGCAGCACCGTGCGATACACGTCCACCACGTTCGCGTGCCCGTCGTCGCTGTCACCGTTCTGGCACGACTGGTCGACCGCGGCGCCCCACACGACGAACGGCACGTCGATGCCGCCCGAATACATGCTCCCCTTGCCGCCCCCGTACTGCGTCGGCGTGCCGTTGTCCCCGAGCACGATCACGGTCGTGCTGGTCCTGTCAACCGCCCCCAGCAACCGCGCCAGTTCGGTGTCGACGCTCTGCACCATACCGCGATACCACGGCAGCCCGCCCAGCTCGAACCCGGTGCACTCGCTCTGGAGCGACGCGGGCGGGCAGTGCTCGGGTACATGCGCCGCGTTGTAGTTCAGCAGCAGGAAGTACGGCTCCGACTGCGCCCCGATCCACTCGACGGCCAGGTCGGTAAGATCCGTCGTCGAGTAGCCGTTCTGCGTACTCGTCACAGCCTGCATCGTCGGCGTATCGTCAACGCGCGGCCATGCGTAGTACCCGCCGGACGACCCGAGATTCGCCTTCGTACCGGTCCACGTCTGGAACCCGTTGTCGCACGGCTGCTCGAGGTCTTGCCCGAGGTGCCACTTCCCGATCAGGCCCGTCGCGTACCCGCGCGCCCTGACACGTTCCGCGATCGTCGTCTCGGACGACTGGAACGACCACGTCGGGTTCGGACCGATGTTCTGGCCGATCCCCGTCCGGTGCCCGTAGCGGCCCGTGAGCAGCGCGGCCCGCGTCGGCGAGCAACTCGGGGCGGCCCAGGCGTTCGTGAACGTGAACCCCTCGGCCTGCATCGATGCGATCGTCGGCGTCAGCGTCGCATCGATCATGTCCGAACCGACGTCATCGATCAGAACGACCACGGCGCTGGGCCTGGCCTGAGCTAGCGCGAGCAGCAGGGCGGCAATCACACCGACACCGCCGTCTTCTGCTGCGTCTTCCCGGTCGACAGACCAAACGGGTTGCCCTGACCCGGCGTCTCGACCAGATCGCTCGCCAGCCGGCCCTTCGTGTTCGGCTGCGGCTGAGCCACCTGCTGTTGCAACAGCATGTTCGCCACCTCGGCCGCCATCGGCTTGTTCAGGATCTGGCTGAAACCGGGCCAGTTCATCGCGCTCCCGATCTGCTCGAGGATCATGTCGAAGTCGATCCACGGCATCTGCGGCGCAGCCTGGCCTACCTGCAACGCGATCTGGAACCCCTGGATCGCACGCGCCTGCAACACCGGATCGTCGGGCCGGTCCATCGAGTACGTCTCGATGTCCAGCTCGAGCAGGTCGAAGTCGTCCACCCGACGCTGCTTCTCCTCGTCGTCCGCGCGGTAATCGGCCTTCGGGAACTCGGCCCGCGTGCGCTGCTCCGATTCGGGGTACAGCCCACCGACGTACACCGGGTCCTCGACGCCCATCTTCTCCTTCGCGTCCGTGCCGAGGTATATCACGACCCGGCTGTCCATGTCGAGGTACCACGCGACCGTCTTCAGGTGCGACCGCACCCCGTCCAGACGGAACTTCTGCTGCAACTGCGACACACGGATCGACGACGCCTGCTGCGCCAGCACGTTCTCCGTCGCCGTACCAGCCCCCGTCACCTCGCCACGCTGAGCGTCCGCGAGCCCGATCGTCCGGTCACGCTGGTCGCGCGTCACGGCCTGGCCCGCGAGCCCAGTCTCCGTCGCGCCAGCCAGTTCGAACTGCACGAGCTGGTTCTTGATGTCGTCCGTCGCCACGACCACGACGCCACCGTCGAACGCCGCCTCGACGTTCTCCGCGAGTTCGAGGTCGCCCTTCTGCGCGAAGATCAGGCTCTTGCGCCGCTCCATCGCCATCAGGTTTGCGTCCGCCTGCCGGTTCAGCGCGCCATCCACACCGTCCGCAACCGTCAACAGCGACAGCGCGTGCTGCTCGCTCGGCACCACGTACGCCCCGAAGAACGAGTACGGCCCCCAGCGCGGACAGAACGCCGGGCGCGGGTCGCGGATGTTCGCGTCGGACAGGCAGACCGTGTGCCACGACCCGTGGAACCCCTTCTCGTGGCCCGGGCTCTCGTCCAGTTCATGCTCGGGGATCCACAACTCGTAGAACGTCACCGACTTGCGGTCGACGGTCGGATCGTCCGACTCGAGTTCTTCGCTACCCTCGCCATCGGCCATCTCGCGGATCGCATCGACGTGCCAGCCCTCGTCCGCGTCGGCCTCCTCGGCCATGTGCAGCAGGTCGTCCAGGTCCATCGTGATCGGATGCCCGAGCCAGCGCGCCTGCCGGAACGACTTCGCCACCGGATCGCACACGAACTCGTTCGGGCTCACCCGCTCCGACATCGGCCGGTACAGCGGATCGTCGAAATCTTCCGTCGTGCGGCGAGGCGTCCGAACGTGATGCACCGCCGGCTTGGTCAGGATCACCCCGTACCCGAACTGGAAATCGACCGCGATCTCCTCGTACAACTGGCGCGGATCGGTGTCCTTGATCCACCGGTTCACGGCCAACTCGAGCGCCTGCACCCGCTTCGACTGGAACTCGGGCCGCGTGCTCTTGAGCCGGATGCGCGGGTTCGCGAACACGAGCTGCGGGTTGATCGACGCGACCACCTCGAACGCCGTGTTCTCCTGGCGCGAATCGCCCCCGCTGCCGTCGTACGCCGGGCCGCAGTATTCGGCCACCTTGCGCGACCACTGCGATAGCCGCTTGTTACGCAGCCGCTTGGCGGACTCGATCTCGTTGCGGAGATTCTGGGGGGTTAGGTCGAGCATGGTTCGAATGCGTCAGGCTGGCACCTGAAAGCCAGATTCTTGAACAGCGAGAACAACCCAACGTACGGATCCCCGCACGACTTGCCGTAATACTCGTACGCTGCCGCGTAGTCGTTGACTCGATTACGGGCGTCGAGCGCATCCGCAGAGTACGGGTCGATATCGAGTTCGATGAGGAAATCGCGGAGCGCGGGGCGCAGATCATTCATACGAGTTCCCCATTCCGCCACTTCTTCCCAGCGTAGAAATTCCGCCCACGACCCAGCACCTCGTCGTGCCGCATCAGGTCGCCCAACGACCCAGGCCGGCACCGCTCCTCTTCCGGCTTCGGCGCCCAGTCGTGCAGCGTCACGAAGCAGATCGCGCCCCGCATCGCGTCGCAGCCGTGGTCGCCGACCTTCACCGGGCTCTCCTTCACCGGCTTCCCGTCCTGGATCTCGGGGTACACGTACGAATCTATCTCCTCCTCGGTGCAGCACGGTGACTGCGCGTCGTCGAGCAGCGGATCGCGTCCATGTCTGAGCGCACCACGTACCAGATACAGCCCACGGTGTCCACCACCCTGCACCCGCATCCTGGTCCGCACCTCGTCGATGCCAGCCTTCTCGCCCGACGGACCCCGCTGCTTGTCCCAATCGCGGAAGAACGGCAGCCCGTCCTTCGCCTTGCGCACGATCTTGCGGTTCATCTGCGCCTGGAACGCCTTGTCGTGGTCGCACACGACCGCCGACAGCGGGAACTCCGTCGCCAGTCCGCCCCACACGTCGGCCCACTGCTCGTGGTCCCAGCCCTTGCGGTACACCTCCGCGACCCGGTACGCCGTGCCGTTGTCGTCCATGCCCCACACCTGAGCCACGCCCGGCGCGATGAACCCGACGTCGTGCGAACCGATGAACCACCGCAGCCGCACCAGCCGCTGGCCCCACTCGAGCGCGTGCCCCTCGGAGTCCTTGATCAGCTTCGCGTCGATCAGGTGGACCGCTTCGTCCCAGTCCGGCCACACCGCGCCCTCGGCCGAGACCCACTTCCCGAGGTACAGCCGAGCGTGCCGGTGCCCCGTCATCGTGCGCGCGAACCGCTGCAACGTGCGCCGGCCCTCGTCCGTCCAGCACGCCTTGCCCCACTCCTTCGCATCCTCGCCGCGTGCCAGGCCGTCGCTATACTTGTCGTGGTCGAACAGCAGCGGGTTATCCCAGAATCGGCCGCGCAGCCGCTTCGCGATGCCCGCGATGCACCGCTGGTTCGCCCAGTGCGAGAACTCGGCCGGGTTGCAATCGCCCCACAGCACCCGGAACGGCACGCTCGAGTTGCGCCCGAATGTCGAGCGGATCAGCGACTCCCACTCGTTCTTCGTCAACTCCTGGCACTCGTTGACGTAGACCCAATCGTAGTTCGTCGAGAACAACTTGAGCGGCCGGTCCATCCCACCAAGCACGATCTCGCCCCCAAGCGAAGGGTGCTTGTACCTGTCTCGATGCACGCCGTTCCCGCCCGATGCGAGAGCCGGATGGCCGTACCCGAGAACCTGCTTCTCAAAGATGTCCTGCCACGCATCTACCAGCGTTGTCTTTTCCTTGCGCAGTACGAGCCCCTTCGAGTCCGGATAGAGCGACGCGACCGCCCGAACCCACTCCGCTGCCGCGCGCGTCTTGCCCGACTTCGTCACGCCCTCGAAGATGCACTCGTCCGGCACCGGTACCGACCCATCGAGCCAGCCGAAGAGCTGGCGCGCATCGCCGTAGGGGCGGTAGGTGTCGGCGGGAGCGATCACTTCTTCCCGCTGGTCTTCGGCGGACGGCTACAGCTCTTCACGGCGATTGCTCCGGAACAGGTTCGTGATGATGTTCCCCGGCGTCTCGACGTGCTCGTCTCCCGGGTCGGAGTCGTCGAGTGGGCCACACGGCGGCACGTCGCGCTCCTGTTGCAGCGGCGGGCACGGATCGGTCACGGGCGGCGGCGCGGGCCGGTTGCGTTCGTCTCGGATCTGCTGGCGGATGGATGCCATGTTTCCTCGCTGGGTTGGTGTGAGACCGCCGGCCCTCTTTAGGATTCAAGTTCCGGTGATTGCGGGCCAGCGGTCTCGGGGTCGGTGATGATGGCGCGCCCACGCGCCGGCATGAGTTCGTCCTGATTGCGCGTTTCAGCGTCGTCGTTCCACATCCACTCCATCAGCGGGCGTCCGGTCCTCTGAGACCATCGCCACGCCGCGCCGTTCAGGAAGTAGTAGCGAGGGCCGGGATACTTTCGCGTTTCATTCGCCATCGGGTTCGGTCTCGGGTTCGGGTAGTTCCGGCGCGTGCTCGAGCGTGTCTTCCTTGCCCATCAGGATCGTGCGCTGCACGGCGATGTTCGCGGTCAGCGCGGCGCTCGTCGGATCGGTGCGCTCGAACAGCATCCGGAACGCGCTCATGTCGCCCTCGACCAGCTTCTTGAGATACGCCTCCGCGACCTCGTCGCCGCGCGTCGCGTCCTCGAGCTTCGATACGACGAGCTGGAAGATGGACTTGCGTTTCGGGACGCCGCGCGCACGGTGTCCAGCCTCAACAGGATCGAGACCGCGTTCTGCTCCGAAGCGGGTTTCGGGGCTGGGATTGGGGTTCGGCACACGTAATCCGGTTGCAATCCGGTCTAGACCGCCACTCTGGCAGGTCGACTGCCCTTCTGGCACACGGCTGCCGTTTTGTCAAGCGCACGGATTTCGAGCCACGCGGCGAGCGGCGAGGGGGTGCAAGGATCCCTGCAAGGATGCAAGGATCCAAAAACGATCCTTGCAGCAGTTAACTGCGTTCCAGGCAAGGGGTTGCGTCATTTTCTGCAAGGATGCAAGGATGTTGCGGAGCAGCCCGTGCGCGCGCGATGCGCGTGCGTGCGCGTGCGCGTATAACACCACATCATCCTTGCATCCTTGCAATTTGATACCTAACAATAGTAGGTATAAGTAGTTATGGAGTGCAAGGATGGTGCAAGGATCATACAACCATTGCAAGGATCCCCCCCCTAGAATTGTATCGGCAGAGTAAGGCTGGCACGCCTCGACCGCCCCTTTCCCGAAACTGAGACGCGGAACCCGCAAATTGTACGGCCGTCCATGACGCCCATCACGTCCCTCGAAAACGCGACCCGCCGCCCCTGGTCCGTCGTCTGGGTCAGGGTGCGCTCGAACAGTTCTTCGCGGACGGCCAGCTCGTAGAGGTCGCTGACGGGGATGCTCTCGCGTCCGGCCAGGGCCTGGTGCCAGAACTTGACGAAGGCCCGCAGTTCGCCCCCGAACTCGTCCGAGCCGCCGCGCCACTGGCCCAGGTTGGTCAGCCACTCGGGGTAGCCGGCGACCTGCATGATGCCGCCCACGACGCGGGCCCAGCGTTCGAAGCCCCCGAACGGGACGCGGCCCGCAGGACGTCCGGCAGCTTTCCAGGCCGCCACAAGCCCCAGGAGCGCGCCAAGTGCACGCGGACGCTCCGACTCGACGTAGGACCGCAGATCGGGGTGGCGGTAATCCTGGCGCGTCTCAGGGGCTTCCAGGGGGGACTGGAGGGTGATGGGCACGATCCGCTTGGCGACCTCGCCGGTGGCCTGGACGTTGTTCCCGGTCCCCACGAGGGTCAGGTGGTTGGGGAGGGTGAGCATCCGGCTGAAGTTCAGCTCGCGGCCGGAGAACGTGGTCGAGGTCAGGAGGGAGGCCAGGGCGGGGGAGTCGATGAACCGGGTCAGGTTGTCCAGGTGGGCGCAGCCGACGCCGGAGAGCAGCAGGGCGGTGATGCGTTTCTCGCGCTCCTCCTCGCGGGTGCCGATCTGGGCGTCGGGGAGGGGTTTCCCCGTGATGGTGATCCCGAAGACGATGCTGGCGAGCTTGGACTTGCCGGTGCGCTCGATGGGGGAGCCGATGAGGTGCATCGGGACTGGCTCGCGCAGGGCGGGTCGCAGCAGGGGGGTCAGGAGCAGGCCGAAGTAGTTGGCCCGGTCGGCTGGGCCCTGGAACGGGAAGTCGACCACAAGGTCCTCGAGCACGGCTCGGGCGGTGTCCAGGTCGAGCGGGCGTGGTTCGAAGTCGCAGCCGAGGTAGGTGCCGCTGTCCGGGTTCCAGCCGGGACGGGCCAGGTTGTAGTCGTCGCCGACCAGGACGGGATAGGTGGCGAGGTGCTGGAGTTCGCGGACGTCGCCGTCGGCCTCGGCGTAGGCCAGGGTGAGTTTGGCGCAGTCGGGGGTGGCGGTGCGGAACACGATGACGGGATCGCCTGGCGGTCCGCCGGGGGAGTCGGGTTTGCCCTGCTTGCCGAGGGTGAACCGGACGTGCTGGTCGAGCAGTGACCGCATGCGGTCGATCGAGAGCACGCGGAACTCGCCGTCGACGATGCGGCCCACGGTGCCGGCGCGGCGGTAGATCGTGCCCGGCTCGAGGGTGTCCAGGACGGCGCGGCAGAACGTGTCGGTACCCTGCTCGACGTACTCGCCGTGTGGCGGGATGACGTGGGAGCCGGGTACGAGGATGTCCGGTTTGCCGGCCGCGCGCGGGGCGGTCCGCCGCACCGACACGGTTGGCTCTGGTGGGCGGCGGGGTTGCTTGATGCCGGCGGCGAGGCCCGAGTCGATCGTGGCGAGGGTCTCGCGCTCGCCGAGGCCGGCCAGCTTGGCGGCGGATGCGAGTTCGGACCGGACGGCCTGCTCGGAGAGCGACCCGCTGCCGACGAGCTGCCCCAGGTTGAACGCGGCGGTGTTGAGCGTGACGTTGCGCGATCCGTCCGGCGCGGTGCGTACGTTCTGGACCTCGCGGACCAGGGCGGTGTTCGAGTAGCCGTTCGCACGCGGTGGCGGGGTGTTGAGGTCGACGCGGACGGTTTCGGGCGCGGTGAGCAGCGCGAGCACGTCGGCGGGAAGCACGCCCGGCTCGCCGGTCTCGATCCAGCGGTACACGCCGCCGCTGGGATGCGTCGAGCCGGGGTAGACGACCTGGCCGCCCTCGCCGCGTGTATCGACGTGGGGCGCGATGCGGTTGGCCGAGTTGCCGGGGCACGGGTCAGGGGAGACGTAGTAGTGATGCCGCCCGTCGGTGGGGGTGGCTGCGACCAGGCTGGTCTGCGGCGGGATCCACAGCGCGTCACGCGCGACCTGCCGGCGGATCTGGTCGTCGTCGATGACGAAGTACCCCGACCGCGCGCCCGTCCGCAGCCCGAGGTTGTAGCCCTGAGCGAGCCAGGCGCGGACCTCGGCCTCGGTTGCGGGATCGCGTGTCTGCCACGCTCCGAGGATGGGGATCTTGGAACGCACGCCGAGGGGTGTGAGCCAGGGGAGCAGGCCGCGTTTGATGGCGAACTGGATCGGGTCAGTCATGGTTGCGCCGGTGCGGTTGGGCGTAAAATAGGGACACGCATGCGAGGGTGCGGCGCTGAGATTCGGCGGATGCTGGCGGGGGCCACCGCATCGGATTGATAAAAACACGCGCTAGGCCGTCGTTGACCTTGGCGATGACCTCTCCGCTATCCTGCCACTCGCGCCCGTTCCAGGCGGCGTATTCGCCGTCGCTCATCATGGCGATGTCGCCCAGTTCCGGTACGTATTCGTCACTCACGCCAGCGCCCTCCGCACATCCTCAACGCTGCGCGCGAGCACGTAGAGCCCGCCGAATCGCTCGATCATGGCTTGCCACGCTTTCTGTTCCTTGGTCTGGCGGCCGGTTTTGGTCTTGCATTCGATCTCGATGCGCCGGCCGCCGCTGAGTATCCCGCTGATATCCGCCTGGCCCGGGATCCCGAAGCGAACCAGCGCGCCGCGACTGGTGCGTGCGGCGCCGGTGTTCTGTCTCCAGATGCGGAGATCGGGCCGTGCTCCGAACTCGAGGAGGATGGAGTTGACGAGATCGGTTTCAGTCAAAACGAAGCACCCCCTGCGCCAGCCGGTCTACCGCCGTCCGGCACGAGTCCTCGTCCTGCTCGATGCCGACGACCTCGACCGAATCCTCGCGCGCAGCGACGATGGTCGAGCCGGAGCCCATGAAGGGGTCCAGGATGCGGGTGCCGGTCGGCATGGTGACGAGCCGCACGAGCCAGCGCATGAGGTCTACGGGCTTCACGGTGGGGTGCTTGTTGTCGGCGAAGCCGTTGGCGGTGCGGTCGGCCTTGCTGGCCTTGGCGGTGTAGAAGAAGCGGGAGGCGCCGCCGGAGTCGTTGAACCCCGTCCTGGGCTGCTCTGCGCCCACCACGCCCTTGCCCGAGTCACTCACGGCCGGGCTCGATGTCCGTCGTACGGCCACCGGATTCGAGGCATCGCGG